TGATGTATGTATTCTTAAATGTCTAAATAAGTCTTGCACTACTTCTTTTTCTTAACTGTCTGTTTTGCTCGTTTAAAGTTACCTTTAGTAGGCGCTCCCTTTGCACCTGCCTTACGCATCTTCTCACCACTACCAGCGGCTATTCTTCTTCTCTTAGCCTGTATGTTTCTGTATAAACTCATTTAGTCAAACCTTTCTGCTTTTCATATGTCCTCAAGCCGCCAATTCCGAGCATGCCGCCAAGAACCGTGAGAAGTGTACCCATATCAAATTCCGGCAATTCTGGTAATGTTGCACCTGCAAATGATGCACCGAAGATAATTAAGTCTTTAAGTATAAAATGATAAGCAAAAGCAATCGCGCATACCCAACCAACTGCTGGTCGCCATCCGCCTTTAAATATAGAGCCACTTGCGGCTTCTGCTTTGTTTACCTCTATCTGAGAAAGAGCAAGTTGCTGGGCATGTTTCTCAGACATGGTGGCTAACTCATGGGCGATTCTTGCCTTTTCATCAGCATCAGGAATAAATTTATCTAATAGTCCTGTAACTGGACCTATTAAAGCCTGTAACATTAATATA